CCAGCACGACGAGGATCATGCCGCCCTTATGCCACAGCCCCTCGCGTGCGGCCTCGCTGCTCCACTCGCCCGCCTTGACCGCTGCCAGCGTGCCGGTGATGTAATCCAGCGCCATAGACACCGCCCACAGCAGCGCCAGCCAGCCGAACCAGCCCCAGATCGCCGTTCCCGCCGCCAATGCGCCGGCAAGCACGATTTGTAGAGCAAAAGCGTTATCGTCCATTTTGTTTTGTCTCCTCTCTTTTTCAGGCTCCGGCCCCGTTGGTCGGAGGATTTTGCCCTCGCAGGCTGGGCAGACCATCCGCCCCTCGGGGATGATCGCCCAGCATATCAGGCAATGGTTGTCATCTGGTTTCATTGTTGCCTCCTGCGAGTGAGTTAAGGGTCACCTTTAAGTCATTGGATTTACTACATTACCGTTATCGTTATAACAGTTATCAAAATGCGTTGTCGGACTACTTGTTACAATTATTGTATTATTGTGGTGTATAGAACACGTACCAAAGATAGTTGCTATACTGTCTTCAATACTAATGTCTACACCATTCAAAAACGCACATCCGGAAAATACAATGTTCTTACAATTGTCTATTTCTATATCTCCATATCCAAACTGACAGCCGGTAAAAATCTCGCCGTGCATCATGCCAACAATTTTTAATGCAATCCCTGTGTTGATCGGATTGCCTGAATGAGCAAATGCGCAGCAATTGAATGTGCCATGTGAATCATTCCGAAGTTGCCCCTGTGAATTATCGAATAGCACGCCAATAACATTATGCCCAAACTGGCAGTTTGTGAAATAGTTGTTGCCTCCATTATCAACACACCCATAATAACATTCGCTTACTAAAACATTTGTGAAACGATTAAACTCCGAAAAATAAGGTATGTTGATTCCAGCGTCACACGTTTCTACGCAGACATTTGTTGCTGATACGGATGAAAGCCAATTTAACCCTGTGTTGTATAAGGTGATTCCGCCGCCATTGAAATTGCTTATTGACACATTGTCAATAAGCCCCTTATACGGAGCCGAGGTGCCGCTTTCCTCTTCGCTTGCCGTACCCTGCCACAAAATGCCATGTCTAGTGCCAACATTTTCAGAGGGTGTGTATGCTGACAATGTACCAATAATACGCACATTTTTCACTATAGCATTTGATGCCAGCTTAACAGCATATCCGTTTGTTACACTATCTAGAAGGATAAGTCTTGTAGCGTTTCCGCACCCCTCAAGGCATCCGTAACTCGGAACATCTATTCCAGAAACATAAAACAATCCCGGGCCAAGATGGCAAACACCTGTACTTGTTAGCATTGCTTCAATATCTGCTTTTCTGTCGGCAGTTGTTCCAGAAGCAGAAAGATAATTATTTGTGTCTGTAGTTATTTGTGGAGAAGCAGTTATATTGTAGGTGTTTTCGTAAGACGGAAAGCTGAAATTGTTTGTTATGTTGTTTGTTATTCCAGATATTTTTTTCCACTCAGTCCAGGTATTCGTACCTTTCAGATAACTCCTAAACCAACAATTGACATAACTCGCATTTGGATCGTTTCCAATATAAAACTGACCCGTGAAAGAAGGATTTGTATTATAAACAAACAGCATCCCGCCATACTCTGTCGATTCGGGAGCATGTTCATACGTAAAAGAACTGGCTATTGCGTAAAACCTATTGACACTATGAACGGTATTAAGATCTGTATTATTCGGAAGTATTCCGTCTGCCAACAAAGCACGATTATTATTCGATATAGTTTTCCACTCAGTCCAGGTATTCGTACCTTTCAGATAACTCCTAAACCAATAATCTCCCGAAATATTATTATCCATCAAGAACTGCCAAGAAATATTTGAACGTGGATGATATACAATAAGAGCAGCACCATTATCATACGTAAACGGAACATGAGTATATGTGTAACTATTATTGATTACATAAAACCCATTTATATCGCGTACTGTGTTGAGATCAGTGTTGTTTGGAAGAGTATCCTGTGCTGATAAATAGCTATCTTTCAGCACTAAAAAGCCTTCATTATTCCATACAGTAGTAACAAGATATCCGCTGTCAGGAGTTAATTGAATCGTATTAACTGGCTCATAATTTAATATTACTCTAAATGCAACGGTAGAACTGTTGAATGTAAAGACTGTATTTCCACTTGTTTTATATTCCGTTGTGTGTTCTAAGTAGGTTGCAGGATTGATTGAACTATACTCGTAAATCGTATATGCTAAATCAGTTGACCCATAAGGAAAAGAGTAATTATTAAAGATAATACTAATAGTTCGCCTGTTATTATCCAATAAAATAAAATCTTTACTTCTGATAGCATAGTTAGAAGCTACATTTGTCCCGCTTTCAGATAGCCTGCCCTGTTCCCAAGTAATTGGTACAAATGGCTCAACGTTCAAAGCGCTCTTTAAGTCACCACAGACCGCCGCGTCTGCGGCAGCTCCGGCGACACTGAGCGTTGGGTCTGTGACCAACGCGGTAGCGTTATACACGCCGCCGGACGTCCACGCCGTACCGTTCCAGTAGTACCAGTTTCCGGCGGTGTAGCCGGTCTCCGAGCCAACATAGACGTAAATCTTGCTCTGATCCGTCATGCCGGCAACGGTGCTCGCCGTCAGCGGCGTGCCGACCGCCATGGTGAGCGTGTCGATCGCATTCTTGACGACCTTGTTCTGCACCGGATTCTCCGATTCCGTACTCAGCGCAGAATCAACGATCACCCGTGTTGCCTGCGCCTCAATTCCCGCAAGCTTTTCCTTCTCTGCGGTTGTATAGTCGTTCTCGGACAAAGCTTTTCCCTCGACCTTGTCCACCTTTCCGTCTTCCAGCGCCGCGATAGCGGCCTCGTCCGCCGTCAGGTGCTCCTGCACGCTGTCGTCGTCGCCAGCCAAAATATCACCTGCGCCAAGCGTAACGTCGCCGACCTTCTCGTTGACGCTCATCACAGCGCCGTCATCGCCCTTGTCGCCTTTTTCGCCTTTCAGGCTCGCCAGCCACTCCTCTTCCGTGCCTCGGAAGCCATGTTGCAGGGCTGTCCCGTAAGCGCTGATATAGCGCCATGTATCTCTGCTCATCAGAATCCCCTTTCTGAAAATATTGAAACTCCGTTTGTCTGAGCGAAAGTAATTTGTCCGCGGCAATCCAAAGTCCTCTGAATAAACCTCTTGAACTCACCAAGCTTCTCGTTGAACATAGTGCTGGCATTTGTGTACCGGTCATACTCTCCGTCGGAGTAGTAGACCATCGCTTCAAGATGGTGAACATACATCTTGTCGTAAGGGTACGGCACCAGCAGCTCGTCGTTCAAGTCGTCAGCAGTGTACGGTGTCCATGCGTCGGCATGATATACTTCAAACGCGATTTGCCCGTCCAGCTCAGAAAGCCACCGGATCATAGTAGACTGCGCGTAAACTTGTCCAGTCAGCTCGTTTGTCGCCGCAATCGCTTCTGCCAGCGTCATTGTTCCTCACCTCTTTTATGGATATAAAAAAGGCGCAGCATGGACTATGTGTTCCATGCTGCGCCGTGTTACAGCTCCGCAGCGTTTCTGCGGCGGGTCTCGCGGTCTATGCGATTGTCAGCCGAACAGTCTGCTCACGCGCGCGCTGGCGTCGGAAAACGCGCGCGCCTCGTCGGCAATCAGGCGCGCGGTGTTCCTGTCCTGAAGCTGGCTCTGTTCCAGTGCCCACAGGAACTTGCGCTTGACCTGCACGGGCACGCCGCGCTCGATCAGTACACGCTCGCCGTTGACCGCAAGCAGAAGGGGGTCCTTGTACTTGCCGTTGTCCTTGAACAGCTCGATGGTGACAAGCTCCTCTGCTTCGTTGGTTGTGTTGGTTGTTTTGTTGGTCGTCTGATTTGACATGGTGTCCTCCTTAGTTGGCGACGCCGTCGTTGAACGTGGAGCAGGTTTCCACGCGGATCATGAACGCCTCAACCAGTCGCTCCGCAGTCTTGGTCGCCTTCCAGCCGACCGTCGCTCTCTGGTTGAGCGGGTCAGCAGTACCGGCGCTGCCGAGCTGCTTGATGATGTGCTGCAGCCCTCCGCCCGTAATCTCGGTGACGCCGTAGGCGTTTGCGCCAAGGATCATCGTGGAATACACGTCGCGCCCCTTTGCGCCTGCCTCGCCCGGGTAGATGGCGGTATTCGCGGCGGCGGAAGAAATCGGCGTGGTGCTGTCCAGCGTCAGGCTTGCGTTGGTCGCCGTGCCGGCGGTAGCGGACGCCACCTTGTACTTGCCGCTGCCGATCAGGATGTAGCGCCCCGCAAGCGCAGCAGCCTCGGCGCTGGAAATTGCCTCTTTTACCGTGACTGTGGTGGTGCTGGATTCGATGGCGGTCTTGACGCTCAGGTTGCGCGCGGCAGCGGTCAGATTCTCGGCGTGGAAAATCTTTGCCTCGGTGGTCTCCACGAAGCGGACGTTCGCAACCTTGCCGATCTCGTCGTCATAGATGTTGCTGGTGTCCTGGTACTGGTGCGGCTTCTTCCAGTCCTCGTCGTCCTGGATGTCGAAGTCGGTGTCCGGGTGGATGATGCCCCAATAGCTGCCGTCGATCAACGGCGCGTTCATCGTCTTCAGGAAGCGCGCCGCCTTACGGATGGCGCGGACGGTGAGATAGTGGTTGCCGCTCGCCTCGCCGCCCACCAGAAGGTGACGACCGGCGACGGATCCTTCGGCATACTGGACGTTCGTGCCGCCGTTCATCACCTCGCGGGTGATGGTGTCCAGCGTTCTGCCCGCCTGAGAGCCGAGCAGGGAAGACGCCTCAAGGATGTTGTCATCCACGGCGGTCAGGTCGAGCATGTCGGAAATCTCAACGAAATCGCCGAACTGGTCAACGGTAGCCTCGATGGTCGTGACGTTCAGCTTACGACCGTTCGGCGTCACGCCCTCGGTTAGCGGCGTCAGCGCCTTGGGGAAGGGGTCGTACTTGCGGAACTGGATGGTCTTGCCGTTTCCCTTGGGGATGGGCTTCTTCTGCGCAAATCTGTCGTGGACGAGGTACGGCTCCGCGTTCTGGATCAGTTCCTCGTCGTAGTAGATGCGCATTTCCGCGCTCAGGTCGTTGCCCGTGGTCGCGGTGGTGTCCGTGGTGCGGTTGGTGTAGATGTCAAACAGAGACATCACGACCGGCAGCAGGACGTATTTGTTGGTGTTGGTGAACATGTTTCGCTCCTCTCTTTCGTTGCAAGAGAGGCGGATTCGGGTGCTAGAATACGATCTTTTCGCCGTTCCGTACTCTCTCGCGGATTGCTTTGTGATCCTGTCTGGTGAGAGTGCGCGGATCGCTCTTTGTGATAAAGCTGCCCTGCGAGGATG